ACCTATGTTGAAAAGTATATGCCATCACCTTTAAACATGAAGAATAAAAGAACTGAGATGTTTAGTTTAATAGATCGCTTGTATGGTATTGGGAAAGATAAAGACACTTACAAAGGTGAAGAAAAACCTAAGATGAAAATAAGGTTAAATGGTGGACAAATACAAACCTATGAATTTTGTGTCTTATTGATGGTTAAAGGATCTCCTGAAAATAGAGATATCATAGGACTTAGAAATTTTCCGTATCGTAGGAGCTTCAGAGAGCTTAGGAAATTCTTTATGCCACTCAGTTATGAGAAAGTTCGCCAAGACTATTACAAGGCACTCTCAGACCTATTAAGGGTATATAATACTAAAGGTTTAAAGTTCATTTATAAATAGAAAATACTTTCAATTATTTAATACTATATCTTGACAATATCAAATATTAATGTACTAAATCTGGTATAATATAGCTTAATTTTGTGTTTCTTTCATTTACACCATATTAAGTTTAATTAGATTATAAATAGGGCTTATTCTTACTCTCTGTTTCTTTCTTTCTATTGGTCTAAGCCTTATTTAACCCTCCTTTATTCATTTATTTTTCTTCCCATTTAAGAGCATTGTCAGAATATTCCATTATTTTTTCTGCAACACTTTCATAATCTTTTTCTTTTAATAATTCTTTAGTTAAGTTTGTTTCACCAAAAGCTATTTCAAATATCTCTTTAATAAATTGTTCTTTAGTCATCATTTAACCCTTCTTTTTTGGTTGTAGTAGTTTTTAATTGGGAACTGATAAACATTAGACACTTGTTTAATAGTTTTACCCTTTTTTAATCTTCCAATCTCCAAAAAATCCATAAAAGGAAACATCTTCTTTTTATAGGTTCTGGAAAAGATTGAATATATATCAAGGTTTTTAGCTTTCATTATTCAACACCTCCCATTCTTATTATTGATTGAGTGTTTTTTCTTCTTCTT